AAGGCTTGCACCGAGGCGGCCTGCGCGGTCGTGCTGATTGGCGCGTCGGTGTAGGTCACAGAGCCGCCCACGGCTTCGATGCGGATAGACCCGCCTGCGTCGGTCGTGAAGGTCTGCGCGCCGGAAATGATCTGAGCCACTGCACCGCCTGCGTCGCGGTCGTCAACGATCACGCGGGCTTGTGCAGCCGGGGTGACGGTCACACTGCCGCCAACAGGGCAAAACACGTTGGCGAGTGCGCCCGCTTGAATCGTTGGCATCAGTAGCCCCTTTCGATCTGGTATTCCTCGCCCACCATGTCAAGCGACAGGAGCAATGGAGCGTTGTTGGTGCGCTTGATCGCGCGGGTTGCAGCAGTCGCAGCGGCGCGCAGCTCAGCAGGCACCGGGCGATTGAAGGAACGGCACAGGTCGCACGCCAGCGTCAGCATCAGCGCGGATTCGTAGCCCTCGGGCAAGTCAAGTTCCGTGCTTTGCGCGAAGGAGCGCAGCAGGGTTTGGCACTCCATCTTCAGCGTGTAGCCGCTGGCCTTGGGGTAGACCCACACGCGGCCATTGCCGGTGCTGGCTTCGTACCAGATGCACTCAGGCGAGCCGGTAACGTCCTTGTTGAAAATGTCGTCCCAAGTGATGTTGTTGACCACTTCGGCGGGCGTTTCCAGCCCCGAGGCGTCTACGAACTTGGCAGACACCACCTTGATAGGCCGGCTGGCAACAACAGCGCCAGTCGGGCCGATGGTGTAGCTTTGCAAGCCGGTCAGAGGCACGCTGATTTCAGTCAGCGCAGGGAAGAACAGGCGGTGGTTAGACCAGCGCTCCACAAGCTGATTCAGGCGGCGCAGACCAAGGCCGGCATCGTCTGCCGTGGGAGTCTGCCCTGCGGCCAAAACGCCGATCTCGGTCAGCGCGTCGGCAATGAGTGTGTTTGCTGTGGTCATGGCTTTTTTCATGCCCCGTTGAGAGCATCAAAAAAGCCCCTCCGAAGAGGGGCCCAGGCTGTTAGCCGTCGTTGTGCACGCGGGCGGCCAGTTGCGGGCGGATGGCCTTGTAGCCATACAGCACGTCCAGTCGGCACGGGAAGCTGCGGTCGCTGATGGAGAAGTCGCGCACCAGCGAAACGCTGATGCCGTCCACCACTTCGCGGGCCGCAAAGTCGGTGCCTTCAGGCAGCGGCAGGTCAGCGGTCACGAAGGCGAAGGCGTCCTTGTGGAAGGCCAGCGACTGCACCAGCGTTTCCGAAGCGCCTGCACCCACCTTGGTGATCGCGGCGTTGTCGGCAGGCGAAGCGCTGACGTTCTGGCGGGCGCCAGAGGTCACGATGGCCGGGCTGATCGACAGCGAGGTTGCCGAAGTGCCGGTCGTGGTCAGCACGACGAACTGTTGCAGTTCGCCGGTGTTGGCCTTCGTTTCCGGGTGCACGCGGAACACGTTGGCGATGGTGAACACGTCGCCACGGTTGAACGTGGTCGTGCCGGTGTCCACCACCAGCGTGGAGCCGGTTTGCGTGGCGCCGTTCACCAGGTAGCCGGTGGTCTTGGCCGCGGTGCCGGTGCCGTGCGGAACCAACAGGGTGTTCTCGTACACCTCGAAACCGCTGGTCATGCCGATGATGCCGTCCCGGTACTGCTTGCTGATGTTGTCAGCAGCTTGGAACAGGCCCTTCGTGTCCTTGCGGAAACGGTTGGCGTGGTCCGGGTTCATGGTCATCGTGCGGCCCGACATGGGCGCCAGCATCTTCGTCAGCGCGGTGCTGGCATCGCTGGTGGCGTTGAAGCCGAAGGCCACGGTGTCGCCGTCCACGAGGTTGTAAACCTCTTGGTACATGCTCAGCGCGTCGGCTTCGATGTTGGCCGCCAGAACCGACATGGCCGGCTCGATGATGCGCTCGGAGAAGTCTTCCAGCGACAAGGCCAGCTCTTGCGAGGTGAAGTTCATGTCCACGCCCTTCACCGTGCTGACCGTCAGGTCAACGCTGGTTTCGTTCGTGTCCTGCGCGGACATGTTGATGCCGGTGCGAACGGTGTATTCGTTCGGCATGCGAATCTTCAGCGTCGGGCCGAACTTGCCTTTCACGGGGGCGCCGGAGCCCTTGTACTGGTCGTCGTACTGGCGGTTGACGCGACCGACGAAGTTCAGCTTCTGGTGCAGGATGGCTGCGGCGGCGCGCGTCACAGCGGTGGGGGTCAGGATGGTATTGGGCATGGTTCTCTTTCAGGTTTGGCGTTAGCCCCGACGCAACTTGTGAAAGCGCTTCACCCACTCCTCAGTGGGCAATTCGTCAGACAAGCCGCTGTCCTCGCGCTTGCCTTTGACGGGCGCGATGGGCTTCGGGGCGGTGGACTGCTTCGGCTCTTTCGGGGCCTGCATCTCGATTTCGATGCGGGCCAACTTGCGAGCCACTTGGAAGGGGTCTTTGCCTGCCAGCTCGGCGGCAACGTCCGGGTTTTTGCCCAGGTGGTGCAGCACCTTTTCGGGTGCGTCACACGCCAACACGGCGCGCAAGAAGTCCGAAGGCTTCCCGTTGCGCTCGTAAAACGGCACTTCCACGTCGACGAGGTTGCAAGCGGCGTCGAAGCCTTCCAAGGCTTTGCCCTTCGTCAGCACCGTGGAAATGGTGTCTTTCACCTTCTCCACTTCGCGCATCTGCTGCGCGATCTGCTGGGCAATGGGCAGCACCTTTTCAGGCGTCAGCTCTTGCTGTTCCGGTTGTTGCTCGTACTGGCTGTACCGTTGGCGCAGTTGCTCGGCTTCCTTCCGTGCTTGTTCGGCATCGGCGGCGGCTTGGTAACGCGCAGCGGTCAGGCGCTGGATACGCCGTTCCATGCTCTTGAGGCTCTTCGCATGAGGGTCTTCCTCGCGCGTCTGCTCAGGCTGGGTTTCGACGGTTTCCGGGGTGGCGACTTCCGGTGATTCGGCCAGTTCAGGCGCAGGGATTTGCGTGTCTGCGACAGGCGACACGTTGGTTTCTTCCATTTGCTTTCGCGGTCATGGCGTCAACCTGCGCCAAGTCAGGGCATGAAAAAAGCCGCCTTGGTTTCCCTTGGCGGCTTCGTTCAGTGCGGTATCTCTCAGGTCATGTCTTGCGACACAGCGGCGGCCAGTTGTGGCGGCGGCTGCATCTGCTGCTTGAGCAGGGCAATCAAGCCCTTGAGTTCTTCGCGGTCTTGGGCTGCATCGGCTTGCAATGCGGCGATGCGCTCTGCGCTTTCCATACGCATGGACTCAAGCTGCATGCTCACTTGCGCGTCTAGCTGCTTGGCCTGCATCCCGCTTTGGGCTTCTTGCAGCGCCTGGCGCAGTTGCTGGATTTCCTGCCCGGCTTGCTGCAAAGCGGCTTCAACCTGCGGCGGAATCTGCGGGGCGCCTTCTTCCTGGCTTTCGGCCTGCTGAACCTGCGGCGGGAGCATGGCCTTCAGACGGCGGCTGATCTTGTCGGCGTCGGGGAAGTTGCGCAGCTTCACCCACAGGTCGCCAAGAATTGCCATCAACTGCGGGTTGCCGTTGACCATCTCGCCAATCTCTGCGGCGGCTTCTTGCTGGCGGGTCTGGAAGGCCGGGCCAACCACTGCGCGCACGTCATAGCGACCCACTGCGGGGTTCACCACAACTTCCTTTTTCCCGTTGAGAGACGGGCGCTCTTGGTAGCCCGTTTCCATCGTCGGGTCCACACGCACGAACTCGGGTTCGTCGTCCTTGCCGATGATGCGAAGAACCTGCTCTTGGTCGTAGATCACCGGCCAAACTTGCGTCAGCACGCGGCCCAGGTGCGCGATGGACAAAGCAAGGTTGTCCACGTAGTGGAACGAACCCACATCGGCCTTGTCCTGCAAGGCCAGAACAGCCCGCCCGCTCTGCTGGTTGGGGTTGTTGCCGATGGCCGCTTGGTACATGCCCAATGCAGCCTGAATGTCGTTCTTGCTGCGCTCTGCAAGATCAGCCCAGCCAACGGCAACGCCAGCGGGCGAGATGCGCTCAGGCTTGAACGGCAGCGGGTTGCCGTGCTCGTCTACCGTGTTGTACGGCAGGTAAGACAGGTTGCCCCGGTTGGCCTGCTTCCAGTGGCCTTCATAGCCTTCGATGGCCTCAGCAGGCGCCAACCACGGAGCTTTCGGGCCAAGCGCCACAGCCTCATAAGCGGCGTTGCGCTCAAAGTTGTAGGTGATCTGCCCATCCTTGGCGAGACGCACGCAACCAGACAGACGGCGCTTGCCTTCGTCCCATTCCTCGTTACCGAGAACGGGAAACCGGTAATACTCGCAGACGCGAACATGGTCCTTCGTGAACCAGCCCGAGTCGTCCCAATCCACCATCGTGGCATCGGGCCACTTGGCTTTGAAGTCGTCCTTGTGCATGGAGACTTCAACGAAGCCCCAGCCCATATCCGAGCCGTCAGGCTGCGTGAAATCGGGATCGACAAGCACAGCCTCGAACTCGGGCACGCGCTCAATCTCGGCGCACTGCTGGCCTTGAACCTTGGCGCCCTTCAGCGGCTTCAGCACCAGGCGGAACCAGCCGATGCCGCCGCGCGTGGATTGGCCCAAGGCGGTGATGTAAGCCACATCGGCCCGGCTTGCGTACTCGGTTTGCTTGGCAAGACCCGCCAGCACTTCGGCCAACTTGGGATCGCTGGTGTCGTCAACAGGCAAGAACGACAGCGCCGGCTTGTTGCGGCGTGCGGTGTTGATGACTTGACGGACGAACTGGCTTGTCTGGTCGAACACCAAGCAAGGCCGCGCGCCACCTTCGGCGTTCTGCCGTTCGCGCTTCACGTCCTCCGGCCACTGCTGCGGGTCGGTCGGGTCGGAGAACCGCATGTCCTCGCGGCACTCTTTGTAGATCGGCCCCCAAACCTCTTGGGCGCGCTCATACCGAGCACGGGCCTCGGTGATGATGGAATCGCGCTTCAGGGTTGGTTTCTTGCGGGCCATTTACATGCTCAGGAATGAACTAGCCGTGTCGCGCGGCTGGTCAATGGGTTTGCGCCTCTTGGTGCCGATGAACTGAAGACCTCGACCGATCAGGCTGCACACGTCTACGCTGTCGTCGTGCTTGCCTGCGGGAAAGCGGGTTAGCTGGCCGATCACATCGGCCTTCCACGTCGAATGGCGCGGAAAGAACACCTTGCCCATGCTTGCCAGCGCCTGGAAGCTGCGCGCTCGGGTTGTCTTGTCGCTGATGCTTGCCAACCACTCAACGCGGCAATGGGCCTGCCGCTCACTCATGCGGCGCAACATGAACGGCTCAACAGCGCGGCGAATCGGGCCAGCCTCACCAAACCAGCAGAGCGGCTGATGCTCCAAGATCAGATCGCACTTGCGTTCAATCCACACATCGGCGCTTGCTTGCTTGCGCCACCAATCGACCACGTACAGATTGCCGCTCGGGTCAACGCCGAAGATCCCGTGCTCGGTGTAGTCGCCTGCACCTTCAGTCACGCCGTAGTCGCTGGCGCCGTACAGCCTCAAACCCTTGGGCAGCTCGTCGTATTCCGAGAACCAATCGCGCTTGAAGTAATCGCCATCGTCTGCCGCTGGCTGCTGCTGGTAAAGCGCGTTCCATGCGCGAACGTCCCTCTTAGCCGTCTCCACCATGTCATCGGTGAACCAATCCGGCCAAAGCCTTTCGCCTACAGCACGCCCCAGCGGGTCGCCTGGCATGGCCTCCATCGCAATCTCAATGACCGTCCAGCGGTCCCGCTCTCGCTCAAGGATGCGCCCGCCTAGATCGTCCTCATGCCAACGGGTCATCACGACAACTTGCTTGGCGCCCGGCTTCAAGCGCGTCAAAAAGTCGTTGACATACCAGTCCCACGCCTTATCGCGGCTGCGGTCGCTGTCGGCGTCTTCCCGGCTCTTTACCGGGTCGTCAATCAAGCCAAGGTCTGCGCGACGGCCAGTGATCGAACCGCCGACACCTGCCGCGAAGTATTCGCCGCCCTTGGTCGTGTCCCATCGGCCCGCGCTGCTGCTGTCATCGGCAACGCCAACGCCAAAGACCCGCGCGAACTCTTCGCCGCCAACGATGTTGCGCACCCTGCGGCCAAAGCGTTCTGCA